AGAGTGCGCCCGGCGTGCCCGGGCCGCGTCACTGGTAGATCTGCCCGCCCGTGGCGAGCCACCGGCGGTAGTTGTTCTCGACCGCCGCCGCGATCTGGGGGGTCAGCGGCGTCTCCAGGGGGCCGCCGATCCGGTTGAGGCCCTCCCCGTAGGGGTCGGGCGTGCTCCCGAAACCGCGGGCCGACCACGGGTTACGGCCTTGGAGGACCATCTGGTAGTCGCGTTCGGCGTCTGCGAGGCGACGTTCGGCGGCGGTCATCGTGTAGCGGCTGGCGGGGTCGCGCACGCCGGTCGCCCGCGCGTCCAGGACCGCCTGAGACGCCGCCTTCCGGGCACCGCCGCGGCCCATCTGCCCGTAGCCCTCGACCATGCCCCGCAGGCTCCCGCCGGGGACCTGCCCGCCCGGGAGGATGTACCCCTGATCCCGTAGGGCCTGGAGCGCGTCCTCGCGGGTGCGGGACGTCTTGTAGATGGCGTCGGGCGTCATCCGCCGCTGGCCCGGCGCCAGCAGGCGGCCGGCGTTGCCGCGACGCGACGTCCCCTCCAACGTGAACATGCCAGACGACGTGCGCCGCCTCATCGAGTTCGCCACCTGATACAGGTCAGCACCATCCCGGATCGCCTGGGCGCCGCCGGGAGTGAACTCCCGATCCTGATCCGCCCGCGACATCGCGTTGAACGCCTCGTAGGCGTCATTCGCGTGAGCCTGTGCGGCGCCGGCCGTGGTGGGCTGGTGGTAGCAGTCGTCGCGCGGGTGCCGCTTGAAGCCGGCGTTCCACCGGTAGAACTTCCCCAGCAGCGGGATACACCGCCCGCACGAGTCACCGTTGGGGAGTCTCACGTAGCCGACCCCCGTCCGGGCCGCGATATCCACCGAGGCGGCCTGCCTGGACACGTCCGCGACGAGGCCGATGAGGATCTGGCCGAGGACTCCCATCGCGTCCCTGACGGCCTTCTCAGTCTTCACGCCGTTGCCGATCGCCGTCTTCGCGCGGATCACGGGGGACTGGAGAAGCCCCTCCAGGGATCGGCCGTCCGGCGCCGACCCGACGAACCCGTTCGGGTCAACCCACCCGGACGGTGGCACCCACAGGCCCTGATCGGCCAACGCATTCGCCGTGTAGGACGCCCCCAGCGTCGCCGCCGCATACTGCGACGCATACACGGCTGGGAGGAAGCTCCTCATGGACGCCGTCCACGACTCCGAGATGTAGCCCGGCTCCACGCGCCTCCACGCCGACTGCCCCGCCTCCAGGAGCACCACCTGCTGGGCGGACACCGCTCGGGCGTGCGCCTCGACGGCGCTACTCGCCGCCGCCACCGGGCACCAGCCTGTCCACGAGGTCGGACAACTCCGGGTTCTCCTGCTCGCGGCGCTTCATCTCCAGGACCCGATCCCTGGTCGGCTTGTCCATGCCGTCGAGCTCCATCAGGTACTCCAGCGGGTACCCCATGTCCTTCTTCTTCGACAAGGCGTCCGCGAGCTGAGCCTCACTGCGGATCGCAGGGTTCGCGAACACGGTCTCCGCCCGTCGGGCAGCGTCGGCAAGTGGTTTGTCGCCGCGCACCAGCGCACACAGCTCCCACATGTCGCGGAAGGGGCGTTGCGAGTAGAGCTCGAACTCCTCGGCCTTCTTCACCAGCGGCGTTTCTGTGGCTGTCAGCGTCTCGCCGTTGACGTTGCTTAGGCCCTTGTTCGCGACGAAGTAGTGCGCCGGGGTGCGCGTCTGGGCGCCGATGTGCCCGATCGCAATCTCCACAACCGCCGTGAACGTCGACAGGTCGGCGCGCGAGAACTCCCCGATCTTCGTCTTTTCGCCGGTCAGCCACAGGAAGCGGCTCGCCTTCAGGTCCTTCATCTCGATCTCGCGCTCACCGACGACCTGCCCGCTCTTGTCCAAGATGGGCACCTTTGGCGGCTCCTGGCCGAGGATCACGCGCGCCGGCATCGATGCGAGATCAGCCGCTGCGAAAAGGTACGCCCACAGGAGGTTGATCGCGTCCTGCATGGCCTTCGTCCCCGACACGTCGGAGATAGGCTCCCGTCCCAGTCGAGGCCGGTTCGGAAACTCCACGACCGGGATGAGTCCGAGCGGATTCGGCAGCGGCCACGCATCGTCGCCAGTGCTCTCGCGAGGGTCCCACGGGCGCCCATCCTCGAAGTCGCGCTGCGACCACCCGACGACGTCAATCCCGTTCGCGGTCACGCCATTCTTCACCTTGACGCCATCCCACCGGCGCTCGAACTTCCACACCTCATCGGGCGTGTACAGGGTCGCGTACTCCATCTTTCCGTCAACCCATGACTTCAGGGCTGCGACCTTCTGCCGCGACGACCCGGCCGCATACTCGATAACGACCTGGGACGGGTGCTCCCAGGACAACGTCGGCTCATCATTCTCATCGCCCCACACGATGACGAAGGACCTGCCCGCGATGATCGACTCGAGGAAGCCCTGCGAGGACTGCTCGGGCATGTCGTTGGCGTCCCAATCGCCCCACAGGATCTTCATTGCCTGATCCGAGACGCCAGGGATGACGACACCCGTCGCCTTCAGTCGCTCGTTGAGCGCGTCAGCGACCACGCTCACCCAGTTGTCGGAGAACCCGACGTAGCGGTCCTTGTGGAACTCCGCCCAATCGCGCGACGCGAATGCCAGCGGCTGCTTGCCCTCGTAGTAGTCGTCCAGAGTTTCAATCCTCGGGCGGCGGCCCGTCAGGTCCGTGTAGAGCTTCTTCACCTTGGCGAGAGCATCATCCAGGTTCACGGTGCGCCCTCCCATCAGGCGAAATATGCGTACGCGGTCTTCTTCTCCGGCCACCCGGCGGCCCGCGCGTCAGACGCCGCCTCATGCGCCAGGACCGCGGTCACAGCCGGGTCGATCTTCTGTACCTGGGACGGTTTCCCCAGCCCGTACTGGTCAGCGTTCTTCGCGATCTTGCGGGCGTTCGCCATCGCGCTGGCGGTCATCGGGCACCCGTCCTGCGTGATCAACCCCGACGCGAGGTCAGCCTCGAACCGCCTGAGCGCCGCGTACACGGCGCGCACGCGGCTGTTGCCGGCCATCTGCCACGGGAAGAACACCTTCGGCCCGTACTCCTGATCCCACGCCTCGATCTCCGACTCCCACGACATCTCGTCACGGAAGCCCGGATCGCAGTAGACGCGGACCAGCGTGTACCGGCGGTCGATCTCAGCCCACGCCGCATGCACCTCGCTCCGAGGAATCCGGCCACCCCACTCCTGCGGCTTCCAGATCGTCGGGCGCCGGTCAGGCCCGTAGCGCGGCGTGAAGATCAGGCCCTCGCGGGTCTCCAGCTTGATCGCCGTCCAGTCGTCGTTCTCCGACCCATCCAGGCCGCCACACACCGACGTCCCGTCAGGCGGATTCGGAAGCCAGACCCGCGTAGCGTCCATCCCACAACCCCTCCGGCAGCCACGCGCCCGCACCCTGCACCAGCCGGTTCCCGAAGAACCGCTCAGCCTGCTGCGGGTCGCGCTTCGCCAGCTTCGACGCCTCGCCCTCGATCGAATCGAGGTTCACCCACCACGAGCCCTCGTAGACGTAGTCGAAGATCCGGCGCCGGTTCGCCTTGTACTGGAACGACAAGGGAAACCCAGACTTGTCCATGAGCTCCGGCACCTTGTTGGGGTCCCGGTAGTACACGAACACGTCCTCGTCGCCAGACTCGAAGATCTGCTGCGCGTAGGAGTTCTCAGCCGGGTCCCACGCGTTCGTCGTCAGATGAACCCGCCCACCCATGCCGGCCGCGCCGCGCGCCTGCGTGTCCGCCACGTCGATCATCTTGTTCTGCGACGTCCACAGACCCGCCTCGTCCTGCTCCGCATCCGAGATCGGGTTGCCGAGCCTGGAGTTCGCGGACGCCGTCACGACATCAATCCGGTCCAGGTCGTCATCGTCGATGTCGCCCTGCGTCTTGATCCGCATGAACCCCTTCCGCTTCAGCAAGAGCTTCCGCAAGGGGCCGAGCTGCACCATGCCCTTCAAGGCGTTGTAGATGTTGCCCGCCTGATCCTCCGAAAAGGCGGTGATCTGGATCAGTGGGGACGGGTGCCGCATCCCCATCGGCTCGCCCGGCTCATACGCCCACTCGAACCCACAATCGCACCCGTTATCGGAGCAGCGGTAGACCTCACCGCCCTCAGCCCACCCGGCGAACACGCTGGGCCCCACAGCCTCGAACGCCACCTGGGCAGCCGAGTAGGGACCCTTCCCGGTCTTCTGCGGGCCGACCACCAGCGTCTTCTGGTAGAAGAACGCCTGGTTGAGGACCGGCGGATTGTCCGGCCCCACATCCTCCGGCGCCACGAACCGCGCATCCTCACGGACCCGGTAGCGGTTCGCGTGGCACCAGAACTGCCAGTCCGCCATCTCGTAGGCACGCCCGCGGGCGAACCCCTGGGGGACTCGGCAGTGCTGCGTGATCCACGCGTCCCCCAGATCGCCCAGCGTCGGGAAGTCGATCACGAACTCGCCCATCACGCGCTCATCTCACGAGAGCGACGACGCTGCCTGGGAGCCTCCTCCACCACGTCAGGAACAGCCCGGATCGGAGCCTTGCTGTCCGCGATCGCCCAGCCGTTGAGATTCATCCCCGCCTTCGTCAACCCCACCTGATCGCGGTAGCGATGCAACTGCGTGATCAGGGACGCCGACGCCGCCGGGTCCGTCTCCACGAGCGCCGCCACGCGGCACATCTCCGCCACGATCCGCCACATGGCCGGACCCTCCATCGACCACGCGCACGCCTGCGGAGAGCGCCACGCCTCCTCCCAGATCGCCACCTCGACCCCGTGCAGCGC